CCGTCGCGCGCGAGCACCTCGGCGGGGCGCTCGCTCGCGTGATGGAAGTCGAAGGGGATCACCTCGCGCATGCCGAGGCCGTCGGGCCCGGCGAGGTACCAGGGGTGTCGGCGGAAGTTGCCGACGATCTGATCGAGGTCTTCGAGCCTGAGCTCGAACGCGCCGGCGGCGTGTCCCTTCCACGCGCCGATCCGCCCGATCTGATTCCAGACGAGCGGCTGCACCATCTCGCCGCCCTCGGTGGTGGGCTCCGGGGCGGGCGGCGGTTCGAGCGCGATCGCCTGCCCGTACACGGCCGGGCGCGTGAACAGGGCGACGGGGGCGCGGTTCTTCTTCAGGTGGGCGGCGGCAGCGGGCATGCCCCCGATGCTCCCACGCTATCCGCCGAAGAGGGAGTCTCCCCCGCTCCACCCCTCGTCGGGGAGGTCGCGCAGGCTCGAGCCGCTCACCACCTCGAGGCCCATCCGCTTCACCGCCTCGGCCGAGCGGGCGACCTTCCGGCATCGGCACTGGAAGCCGAAGGGCGGCGGCGCTTTTTTCCAGAACGGGTCATCGGCGCGGAGCACCTTCCCGAGCGCGGCCTTGTGCGGCTTGCGCGTGCGCGCGTCCGACACGCCGAGGATCTGCCAGAAGGGGCGCGCGGCGAGGACCGCGGGCTGCCGCATCTGCACGTCGCGGCCGCTGTTGTAAGCGCCCATGATGTTCGTCCTGAACACGTTCTCGACGTGACTCGGGTTCGCCGCCGACCAGCCCGCGAGCTCGAGGCGCTCCCCGAGCATCATGCGGAATTCGCGCAGGTCGCGCCCATCCTCGAGCGCGCGGCTCAGCTCGGCGTGGCAGGTCTCCAACATCCGCTGGTTTGTGAGCCGTGCCGCGGTGAACGCGCGCCGCTTGGCCTCGGCGGTGAGCCGGTCGAAGGCCCGCTTCGGCAGGATGTTCTTCGCCTTGAAAATCTTCATGGCTTCCAGGAAGGGCTTCGTCGCGAAGTCGACCACGCCGCCGGCGAGGCCGTAGTGCGCGAGCCTCAGCGCCTCGAGCTCATCGGCGCCGATGCCGTCGGCGAAGGGGAACGCGACGGGCTTCACGACGCGGTCGTTCTCCGCTTCCCAATCGGCGTCCATCGCGCCGAGCGCGAGCACGTGCACGAGCCTGCGCTCGAGGGCGCGCGCGAAGCCTTCGAGGTCGCACGCCGCGGCCGCATCGGTGAGGCGTCGGTGGATCTCGGGCCCGGTGCCGCCGCCGTCTGCAGCGTCGAGCAGCGTCGCCGACCACGACAGGATCGGCCGCATCCCCTCCTTCAGCGCGCGCTCGATCAGCGTCTCGGGCGAGCCGTTCACGGCGGCGGCGGGGACGGGCTTCCGCTCCTCGGCGGCGCTCGCGTCGCACGGGATCGCGCGCATGCACCGCACGAGGCCCAGCATGTCCTTCAGCGCAGCGGCCGCCGCGCCGTCGACGCCGGCATCCTCGATCGTGCCCTCCTCTCCGGGCAGCTTTGGATCGGCGTCGGGATCCTCGCCCGTCGGGTCGGGAGCTCCGCCGCTCGGCGCCGGCGGCGCGTTGCCTGGACCACCGCCGGGCTTGGTCGGATCGATGACCTGGTAGTTCCCGGGAACGGGGTTGCCGAAGCCGTCGACCCCGCCCTTGCCCATCACGACGTACGTCTCGTCGGGCGCCGGAGCGCGGATGCCGGAGGCCTCGCGGATCACCGCCTCTGGAACCGCGACGCCGAAGCTCATCGTTTTTTCGATGCGGTCGAGCTCGGCCTTCTGGTCGCGCTTCGGCTGGGCCTTGATCGTGATGATGGCGGCGAGGTGCTCGGCCTGGGGGCCCCAGCCCGCGCGCGCGATGGGCCTCGCGAGATCGCAGGTGAGGCGCGCGCTCGCGCCCATCCCGTCGTTCTCCTTCACGATGTCCTGCTGAGCTTGCGAGACCACGCCGTTCGCGCGGTTCGTGTCGTCGGTGTCGGTGGTGCCGAGGGTTCCGAGCACGAGCTTCGAGACCTGGTCGTCGATCTCCTTCCCGGTGAGCGAGAAGAACTGGCCGGAGCGCTCGGGCGGAAACGAGACGTCGACCTCCATCCCGCGCTGGAAGATGCCCACCGCTTCGCCGCCGAGCTTGGTCGCCTCCTTCCGCGCGACCTCCATCGCCTCGGGCGCCATGAGCGTGCCGTCGGGCGCGTCGAGGTGAACGATCCGCCACGGGATGCCGAAGAGCTCCATGAGCTTCATCCGCATCCGCCAGTCGAAGCGCTTGAAATAACCCCAGTAGATCACGCGCGGCGCGAGCCCCTCGCGCTCGGGGTATTCGTTGAACAGGCGCGGTAGCCACGTGAGGAACTTTCCCGGGTAGTTCGCGAGCGCGCTCTCTTCGGTCGGGTCGAACCCGCGCGACATCCAGCCGTTCACGATGTGCAGGCGACGGCGGCGGTCGAACGACAGGCGGCGCGGATGGATCCACTGAAGCGCGACCGGCGCGATCGGGAGACCGTACGCGCCCGCCTGCCACATGATTTCCATGGCGGCGCGACCGTCGAAGTTGGCCCACGCGAGGTCTTTCACGCGCTCGGGAAAGCTGTTGAGGCCGGCGAGGATCTGCGCGGTCTTCTGCGCGATCTCGTCGGCGAGCTTCTTCTCGCTGCGGTCGATGTGTGGCGGTGCCGTCACCTCGTATCCGCACGCCTGCAGCGATCCGAAGCGCTTCGAGCACACGCCGCTCATGTGCGGGTCGAGGTCGAGGATCTCGCGCCCGAGGTCGGCGAGGTCGGTCATGTAGCCCGCGCGCGCGTTGATCAACGCGGACTCGATGTGGTCCATGTTCGCCTGCGAGCCCCAGATCCCGCGCTGCTCTTCGGAGCGCGGAACGTAGGGGGACACGAGCCGCTGCTGCAGGTCGCCGGGGGGGAGGAGATCGGATCCCATGGGCTCTATCAGTAGCCTCCCGGGTGGGCAGCCGTCTCGCGCGTCGGGCGAGCTTCGCGGTTCTCGCGCGTCGGGGGCGCCGGTCGCGTGAGCTTGCTCAGGCGCTCGAGGCATTCGAGGTACCCGCCACTCAGGCAGTCGACGAAATCCTTCCGCTTCGCCACGGGGAAGCCCTCGAGGTCATCGAAGAACGGGCGATTCCACGCGGCGCGGACCACGACGACGGACCCTCCCGCGCCGCTGGGGAGGGGCTCGCACGAGCTCGACACCGGGCGAGCTCGCTCGACCTTGCTCCCGGTCGCGCGCCGCGCGGCCCACGCGTAGCCCTGCAGGAGCGCGGCGAAGTCGTGGATCTCGCCGACGCCGGCCTGCCCCGGATCTTGTTCGAGCACCGACACCACCCCGCCCACGCCAAACTCCTCGGCGTCCTCCTTCGCGAGCGCGAGCACCTGCTCCTTCACGCCGCGCGGTCGCAAGAAGTCCTGCGTGCCGTGCTCGACGTAGAGCGTCCGATCCCAGTCCATCGAGAGCAGGAGCGAGCACGTCGCCGCCTGCTCGTCGGGGTTCTTCGGGTCCGGCGTCGCCGCGCGATCCCAGTAGCGGATCCGCACCGGGTTGTCGGCGCGCCGGTGCGCGTAGCTCGGGAGCATCGTCCCGAGCGCCTCGGTGAACCACGCGCGTTTGAACATGATGCCGGGGAGCGGGACGGCGAGGAAGTCGCCCTCGAGCATCTGCTTTCGCGTGAGCGGGTCGAGGCCGGCGAGGCGCGCCGCGTAGCCCGCCGGGTCGATCGACATGTTGCTCGCGACCGTCGACGCCACGAACGATCTCGAGAGCGCGCCCGGGTCGCCACGCCTGCAGCGCTCGACGCGCTCGCCACCCTTCCCGTCGTTCACGAACCGGTACCACATGAGCTGGCCCTCCCTCGCGGTGGGGCCATCCCAGTCGGGGTGTCCGGGCGGGTACATGAAGGGCCCCCAGTGCTCGCGGATCCACTCCGCGCCAGCACCGCCGGGGTTCGCGGTCGCGCGCGCGTAGACAGGGATGCCGTGCGCGCTGCGCAGGCGCGTCAGCATCGTGGTCCAGTAGATCGGCTGGTCGAACTCCGAGAGCTCGTCCACGCCGAGGTACTGGATCTCGGGTCGACGTCGCGCGAGGACCGTAAGGTTCGCGAGCCCGCCGAGATCGATGCGCGCACCGTGCGGCCAGATCCACGTCATCCCGCCCTTCACGGGCCGCGCGCCGAGCGCCTTGTAGACCTGCCACGCGCGCTCCACCAAGCCGCCCGAATCGGTGAGCGACTCCTCGTAGCGGCGCAGCAGGAGCCCGCGAAACGACGGGTGCCGGATCTCGCGCAGCGCGCACGCGATGAGCGCGACGCTCTTCCCGCCACCCATCGCGCCGCCGAAGAGCAGCTCGTACGCGGGCGAGCTGCAGAACGCGGCTTGCGGTCCGGGGTGCGGCTTCCACCGCACGGACCCGCCGCGGGGAGCTTCAGCTTCAACGGTCATCCCGTCGCGAAGCGTAGCGCAGGGCCCGAAGCGTCCGCCGACGTGGACGAGATTGGGAGACCGCGGCGAGGCCGGCTCGAGGCTGCGCAGCCCTGCGCTACGCGGTCGAGCCTACCCGCACCGCGGGATGAGGGACAGGGGCGGTGCCCCGAAGAGCACCGCCCCAGGTGGGCGCGGTGCGCGCCTACGTCAACGGTGGACGCGGGCGCGCGCGTCGTGCATGCTCTGCCACGGGTGGAGCGGCTGCAGGTCTAGCCGGCGATGGCTTCGGTCATCGTGCCCGAGCCCTTCGGGGCCGGGCTCGCGGGTTCGAGTCCCGTCGCCAAGTGGTCCGACGAGAGAAGGAGGGGTAGGCCGCAAGGCCCGCGATGCGCCCCGGGTCGACGCCCTGACCGCCACGGAGGGCCCAATCTTCACCGATGCACGCGCGGCGCCCCGAGCACCGGGTTCGTCGGCAGCGATTCGAGCAGCCGGACCGCGCGGTCGGCGACCTCGAGAAAGCGCGCGGTGAGGGCGGTGCGCTCGACGGCCACCACCTCGGCGGGCAGCACCGGCCAGGCGGCGAAGCGGCGCGCCAGCTCGCCGAGCTCGGCGGCCAGCTCTTCGGCGCGCTCGGCTCCGCGGATGTCGAGCATGTCGAGGCGCCGGCGCATGCGGAAGGCCGCGGTGTCGAGGCCTTCGGCGAGCTGCTCGGCCTCGCGTCGGAAGACCGCGTAGGAGGCGGAGACTCGAGGGGTCGGGGGGCCGCGGTCTTCGCTCACCCCCCGACTGTACCCCGGGCGAGGTGTCAGACGCGCGGGCGGATGGCGTCGCCGAAGACGCGCCGGAGCTCGGCGTGCACGCCGGCGGCGGCGGCGGCGACCTCGCCCGCGTCCGAGGCGACCGACCTCGCGTAGGCCACGCCGCGCCTCACCGCGCGGCGTTCCGCCTCGTGCATGGCCCCCCGCGTCATCCGATCCTCGAGCGAGGCGGGGGCGCTGGTCGACGCTGGTACATGTCTCCCGAGCGCCGGCCGCATCCCAGATCGCCCGGGCTTCTCGGATTCCGCCACGATCGCCACATCGGATCCATCGGTGTCGAGCATGCCGCGATCGTGTGCTCGGTTCCCCGAACCTGACAAGCCTGCAAGGTTCATGTGCCGGACGATTGCACGCGGCGGGCCGTCTACCCCTGCGCACACTGGGGGCAGGTAGCGGCGACGACCCTCGAGCGTTCGAGCTCGAACCGCCAGCCCTGCCCGCGCAGGCAGGCGAGCGCCTCCCCCCAGGTCTCGTGGCGGTCGAGCTCGAGGGCGAACCGGCCACGGCACTCCCCGCACCAAGCGATGGTGATCACCGCCCCCGCGCCGATCCCCCCGGGGCGGGTCGGTTCCGCGCCAGGAGTCGCAACCCGAGGGCTCATGGCTCGAACCGCCACGCCCGCGTAACGACCGCCCCGCACTGGTCGCACGTGCCCGCCAGCTCGCTACCGTGGAAGTCCACGGAGCGGTGCGCGCACACGGTGGGGGGCGGGTTCCGCTTGCGCAGCTCGAGGATCACGAAGTCGGCGACCTTCGCGGCGCCCGCCGCGTCCTCGCTCGCCCACGTCTCGGGGCGCGCGCTGAGGGCGGCGGCGGCCGCGCTCGCGACGCGGCCCCACAGCTCGCGCTCCTCGGGCGTGCGCAGCGTGAACGTCACCGCCTCGATGGTCTCGCCAGGGTCAATGCCCATTCCCGCCGTGCCCGTTGCTTCCGTTTCGGTGCTGCTTTCCATCGGTCTCCCCTTCGATCTCGTAGAAGTCGGCGTCCTCGGCCTCGGCGAGCGGCGGCAGCTCGACCACGTCGGGCGCGTTCTCGACGGTGGTGGAGACCTCGCTCTCGGCTTCGGCCTTCAGCACGCCGAACGCGATGCTGTTGCCCGCCTCGTAGCCGGCGGCGATCGCCGCGTCGAGCTCGCCCGGGTGCGCGAGCAGGAAGAGGCTCGAGGCCTCGGCGCACGCGCGCAGGGCCGAGCGCATGAGGTTGTCGCCGGCGAGCGTCGGGCGGCCGCTCGTGTCCGTGAAGACGATCTGTTGCACTGGCGCCGCGGTGGTGACGCCGCCCACGCGCGCGAGCTCACGGCTCGCCTCGACCGCGACGCGCAGCTGCATCGGGTTGGCGGTCATCGCTTCGAGGATGATGCGCTCGAGGCGGGCGATCGTCGTCTCGCGGATCTCGTCTACATCGTCGACGCGGTTGTGCCGCGAGATGCGCGCCGCCTCGGCGGAGTAGTCGCGGATCGTGGAGTAGGAGCATCCCCACTCGACGGCGAGATCCTGAGCTCGCAGGCGGCTCCACTCGAGGCCGGTCGCCATGAGGCGGCGGATATGCTCGACGCGGCGAGCGCGCTCGAGGGAGTGCTCTGCCGCGTCGGCGCGGCGCTTCTCGATGGCGGCGGTGTGCTCGCCCTTCACGGTGTGCCCTCTGTGGTCATGATGTCGCCGACGATGAACGCGGCAACGCGGATCGCGTGCGCGACGTCGCGCCGCCCGGCGAGCAGTGCGCGCGCGTGTCGCTCGCGCAGGTAGCCCTCGGCGATGTTCCACACCTCGCCGCGTCGCCACTCGCTCCACCCATTGGGGGCGTCAGCCCGGATGGGGATCTGGACCGCGCCTGAGCGCACGCGGTAGACGATGCGCCGGATCTCGGCTTCGGTGAG